GTTAGCAGTGGACTATATTGTGGAAAATGTTAAACACGTAAAAGGAGACTTAGCAGGGCAGCCATTTATAATGGAGGAGTGGCAGAAAGAAGAGATAATAAAGCCAATTTTCGGATGGAAACATAAGAGCAACGGGCTGAGAAAGTACACGTCCGCTTATGTGGAGATACCAAAGAAGAGCGGTAAATCTTTTTTGGCGGCTAGTATAGCGTGCATATTCTTAGACGTAGAAAAGGAGGGCGGTAGTGAGATAGTTGGTGTGGCTTGGGGAAGGAAACAAGCGGGGTTAGTATTCGAGGCAACAAAAGAAGTAATCCAAAAGTCCCCACGTTTAAAAAGTAAATGTAAAATTTATCGTAACGCAATTACAGCACCAGACCACTTAGGCGGTACAAAACAATATCAAATACTATCCAAAGAGGCGGGAGGTGAGGACGGAATTAACCCACAGCTTGCCATAATAGATGAGTTGCACGTTCATAAAAATAATGAAGTACTTGAAATGGTGGAGAAATCACAAGGAGCAAGAAAGCAGCCTTTGTCATTTATCATAACCACAGCAGGAAGTGACTTGTATGGCATAGGATACCAACGACACGAGAACGCAATCAACATTGCAAAGGGAATTATAGAAGATGAAAGCCAGTTAATTTGTGTGTATGGAGCAGATAAAGATGATGACCCGTATAGTCCTAAGACTTGGATAAAAGCAAATCCAAATTATAATATTTCTATAGGAGTAAGAGCATACGAAAAGGAGGCGGCAAAAGCAAAGGTAAGTAGTGCAAGTTTGAACTCTTTTAAAAGGTACTACCTAAACATTTGGACTAGCTCAGTTGATGGATGGATTAATGATGAGGTTTGGCAGGCATCTAAGTGGGAATTTGATGAAGATTTGCTACTAGATCAGCCGTGTTATGGAGGCTTAGACCTATCAAGCACCTCAGATATAACCGCATTTACACTAGTTTGGTGCATAGATGGCAAGTTTTATTCTAAAAATTGGTTCTTTTTGCCCGAAGATAAGGCCGCCAACTCAGCAGATAAGAATAATATACAGTACATCGAGTGGGTAAAGCAGGGTTATATCATAGAAACTAATGGCAATACAATAGACGATGATGAAGTATTGCTAGTAATAGAAGGACTAGCCGCAAAATATAAGATAACTATGATGGCTTATGATAATTATAGGAGTCACCATTTAGTTCCTAAGTTCCAAGAGATAGGATTAGAGTGCATTAATTTCAAACAAAACTTTGAACAGATGACTGCACCAACTTTAGAACTACAGAAAAGAATCGAGTCAAAAAAGTTTAACCACTTTGGGAACCCAGTGCTGAGATGGATGGCAGGTAATGCCACAATAGTAACGGGTATAGGAGGCACGGCTGCGAAGATTCAAAAAGAAAAAAACAGACCAGAGAAGAAAGTGGATGGTATTATAACTAATATAATGGCCTACGCTTTATGGCTGAATGAACCCGAGAAACAAGTAACAAGTTATTATTCAAACCCAGATTTACAATTATGAAAATACCACAGGACGTGTACGAGGCAATCAATAACCCAAATGAGGGCTTTGATAAAATGTACTACAAGTTAATTAGCCAAGGCTTAGGACAAAGGAAAGCATTCTACGCAGCACAAGATCGTGTTAATCTATTCTTTCCTAACTACCAAAGATACAATAGTTACGAGAGCTACCACGCTACCAAGAATAAGCGGTATAAAGAAATGTTAAAGAAGAATAAGAAGTAGTTATTTAGAATCATTCCACGTGGTTAAAGGTTTATCTTTGTGGAATGAAAAAAGGAATGATATTTGATTTATATCAAGACGGGCAAGAAACTAAAAGAGAAGAACTCCTCTTAAAAAAATTAACATTACATTCGTAGTGTAATATACATTAGTTGGATTCATTCTAAAAGGTCAGCAGCTTGTAAACTGCGGCCTTTTTTTGTGCCTCAATTTTAAAAACAAAGTTTACCTAATACCTTAACTCAATAATTAATATTTGTACTTAACACGTATGAATATTTTTGGTTTAGAAATAAAAAAAAGGTCAGTATCCACGAGTGGTAATAACCAGTATTTAAAATACGGCACTAAAGGATGGCTCGCAGAATTACTAAGTTTTGATGCTGTACCCGTTCCCGTTACTCAGGATTCAGCTCTAGGCATTGCAGCCTATTGGCGGTGTGTTAATCTCATATCTCAGTCAATAGCAAGTATGCCTATAAGGTATTACACAGGCGGGAGTAGAACCACCACAAAGGCTATCCCCGCAATAAAGGCACTACGTCACCCACGTAAGAACATAACAGCCTACACATACAATGAGCTACTAATAGGATCTGCTCTAATGGAAGGAGACGGCTACGCATTAATAGATAGAAGTGGTGGTAAGATAGAATTAACCCCTTTATTATATGAGAATGTAGAACCATTTATTTATGATGATGAAATTTTCTACCAAGTAGACGGGATGGATATGCCTATAAGCTCAGGTGATATGATACACCTTAGAGGCTTTGGAGTAGAATTAGCACACGGTATGAGTGCTATGGATGCACACAGACAGACTTTAGGTTTAGCATTAGCGAGTCAAAAAGAAAACATTAATTTCTACGCAAAAGGTACTAAGATAGATGGCATTATAGAAATGCCAGGCAAGCTAGATGAAACCACAAAAGGCAACATTCAGAAAGTATTTGATAAAAAGTATTCAGGGGTAAACGCTACAAGTAGCACGCCTATAATAGATGCAGGTATGAGCTACAAGCCTATAGGAATGCCGCCAAAGGATGCCCAGTTTATAGAATCAAATAATTTCAGTAGTAACGAAATAGCCACAATGTTTGGTGTTCCTGCTCCAATGATAAACCAATTAGAAAGGGCTACACATTCAAATATCGAACAACTAAAAATAGACTTCGTTACTAATTGCCTTATGCCTTGGGTGGGTAAACTAGAGCAAGAATACTATAATAAGCTACTTACACCTAGAGAGGAAGAAGGATACTTTAAGTTCAATGTGAACTCTTTAATGCGTGGCGATAGTAAAACACGTGCAGAGTTCTACCGTATAATGATGTCTACATCTGTAATGACTATTAACGAGGTAAGAGCCTTGGAAGATATGGACGGTATAGATGGAGGTGATGAGGTTATGGTCCCACTTAATATGATACCTATATCTCAATCAGATGCGTACTATAAAAAATTGACCGATAAGGCCGCAATAAAAGAAATAACATAATGGAAAATAAAGAAAAACGATATATCACAGGTTCTATAGAGATAGAGCAGCGTGATGGAGAAACAGAAACAAGAACTATAAGCGGTTACGCTGTAGTGTTTGATAAAGCTAGCAGCGTACTAGGTGGCAAATCCTTCGGGTTTACTGAGACTATAGGGCGTGCAGCATTTGACGGGGTAGATATGAGCGGGGTCATAGCCACTTTTAACCACAACTTTGATAATGTACTAGCAAGATCAGATAGTGGTTCTTTGTCTTTAACTATGGATAACGTAGGTTTAAGGTATTCTTTTGAATCTCCAAACACAAGCTACGGTAACGACTTACTAGAGAACGTACGAAACGGGAATGTAAAAGGTTCTAGCTTTATGTTTACTGTGAGAGATCAAAAGTGGACTTATAGAGATGGGGAGGGAATAGATGAAAGGGAAATCACACAAGTAGATGAACTTTTTGAACTTGGACCCGTAACCGTACCAGCATATCCAGACACTACCGCAGCACAAAGAAGTCATACTTATAATAAGCCTAATGTAAATGAGAGTGATGGCTATGAGACAGTAGCAAGACGAATAAAGATTTTAAAAACAAAGTTTACCTAATAAGAGGTAAAATTTATAAAAGTTTGTACTAATAAAAAAAACACAAAATGAACAAATCAGCAGAAATAAGAAGTGAGATAGATGCTAAGATTGCATCTCTTACAGCTTTGAATGACTCAGAAGGCAAAAGCCTAACTGATGAAACTAGAAGTGCTTTTCAAACAAAATTTGAAGGGATAGAAAAAGAAATTGTAAACCTTAAAGCGGACGAGAAAAGAGAGTTAACTATGGAAACTATGCGAATCGAAGGAGCAGCAGGTGAAAAAAGAAAACTTGATTTAGCGAATGCAGCAGGTGGAGCATCTAAGGAAGGGAAAGAAGAAAAAGAAACAAAAAGAAGTTTTTCAATATCTAACTTTATCAAAGAGGCTCGCTCAGATGGTGGCTTAACAGGCATCAACAAAGAAATGCACGAAGAGGCAGTTTCTGAGTCAAGAGCTAACGGCAGAGCGGTAGAAGGATACGGTATGCCATCAATGGTAGTTAAGCGTAATATGAACGCTGTGACAGATACAGCAGGTGGATTTACAGTACCAACAGAGGTAATGAGTATAGTGGATTATCTATACAACAAATCTACACTTCGTGAATTAGGTGCAGACTTTATGACTGGATTATCTTCTGATCTTAGTTTCCCAGTTAGAGACAACGCTATTACTAGCGGTTGGTTATCAGAAACAGCAGCATCTAGTGCAGTATCTCCTACTTTCGCTCAAAAAACAATGAGTCCAAAGAGATTAGGTTCACACATTGATTTATCTAATCAGTTAATCACTCAATCTAATGCAAGTATAGATGCTTACATTACAAGAGAGCTTGCAGGTAGTATGCTTGTAGACTTAGAGGCAGGAGCTATTTATGGGTCAGGTTCTTCTAATCAGCCAGAGGGAATACTTAATACTACAGGTATAGGTAGTGTAGCACTTGGAACTAATGGAGGTCCTATCACTTGGGATGCTATTGTAAAACTAATCACAGAAGTTGCACAAGATAACGCAGAACTTGGAGATTTGAACTACCTAACTAACGCACAAGTAAGAGGTCAAATGCAAGTAATTCTTAAAGCAAGTGGAGTATCTGGATACCTATTAAACGAGGCTAATTCTGCTCTTAACGGTTACGGATTAGGAGTATCACAGCACGTACCATCTAACTTAACAAAGGGGAGTTCTTCTGTATGTTCTGCACTTATCTACGGTAACTTTAATGATCTTAAAATAGGTCAATGGGGTGGACTAGATATACTAGTTGACAAATATACGCAAGCGGAGAAAGGAACTACAAGAGTAGTTGCAAATGGTTACTTTGATGTTTTGGCATTAAGACCACAGTCCTTCGCAGCTATCAAAGACATCACTACAGCATAGTAGGGGTTGTTTATTCATAATTATAGGGGTGGGTTATGCCTACCCCTTTTTATTTAAAAAAAATTTTACAATGGCAAATCAAAAAAAAGAAATTAAGACTCCTGCAAAGAAAAATACTATTACTGTTAAGGCACTTATGGAACTACCAAGAGTAGGACTAGCTTATAGTACTGGTGATATTTTCGAGTTAAAAGCTGAATTAGCAAATGATCTCATAAAAGATGGATTAGTAGAAAAATGTGGCAAGTAGTAACATATCCATCAGCTAAGGCCCTTAGTGTAGACGAGGCTAAAAGACATCTAAACATATTAGATAGCTCATTTGATACGCTTATAGGTGAGTACATAGATGCGGCTCAGTTAATGTTATACAAAGAGGCAAACATTATAGCGAGTCCTATGGCATTTAAACAAGTGTATCAATCGTGGGAGGAGTTCGACTTTAATTTAGAGCCATTTACTAGCGTGATAATTACATACTATGATGCTAATGACGATGTGCAAACATTGGCTGCTAGTGACTATAAGGTTTATGATGGTGGTTTCCCAGTGGTTATATGCCCTGTTCAAATGCCTGCGTTATTTGACCGAGTAAATCCTGTCATAGTTAATGTGGTAAGTGGTTATTCAGCCGCACCCGATAACGTAAAGCAATGTCTTAGAATGATAGTAGCAGATTTATATGAAGTACGACAGACAGAGGTGCAAGGCAATTTCTCAGTACTTACTAGGAATACACAGTATCAAATCAGTTTAATAAGTAGACGGGCTGCAATATGATGAACATAGGCAAACTAGACAGACGGATAGACATAGAATCGTGGACTTACCTAGCTAATGCACAAGGTGAGAAGGTGGCTACCTATTCTGTTTTTCATTCAGCATTTGCACACGTACAGAAAGCTGGCGGTAATGAGCGGGAGGAAGGTCAAAAAGAGACGGCCACAAATAAGGTTAAGTTTAAGATCAGATTCTTTGCGGGCATAGATGAAACTATGCGAATAGTTTACAATAGTATTTATTATGACATACTAGAGATACAGGAATTAGGCCGTGAGGGTCTTTGGATTACAGCAGAAAGAAAAAACTAATGGCTGCACAGAAACTAAAAATCGAAGGTATGGAGGATCTGATTAAACAAATCACTGACATATCAAATGACAAATTAAAACGTAGAGAGTTGTTAAAAATTCTAAGACGTCAGGCCAAACCACTATTAGCGGTTATAAAAAGCAAAGTACCCGTATCTGATGGTTTCATTCAAGTACGTGGTAAGTCTGTAAAAAGAAAAAACAAGAAGAACCAAACAGGCGAGGTAGAGGCAATGAACTTGCAGAAATCTTTTAAGGTGCAGACAGGAAGGTCGAAGATGTACCCAAATGTAGCAGTAGGTCCAACTAGAGGTAAGAAGAAAAAGAATGACGGGTGGTATGCTCATATGGTGTTATACGGTACTAAATACATACAAGGGGATGACTTTGTAAAAAAAGCAGCAGACCAAGTACTACCAGCTTTAAGCGTAACAGCAAGCGAGCAACTACAGAAATACATAGTTAAAAAAACAAAACAAATACCATTTATAAAATGAGAGTAGAACTAACAAAAAACCACGCAATCCACACAAAAGTACTACCGAAAGGTATGCAGCTAAGAGTGAGAACGTGGCTAGGAGAAGAGCTAATAAATAAAGGTGTAGCTGTAGAATTAGACGGAGAGACTAAAGAAGAAATAGTGGAAAATGCTATGCAGTCATCGTTTGATAATGCAGAAACACCAGAAATTCAAAAACAAAGTTTACCTAATAAAAAGAAAAAAGGTAAGTAATTTGAACTAATTAAAAAAATAAAACAATGGCACAAACAGTAGGAATATTAAATGGTACACTAGCCAAGATAGAGGTCGGTGGTACTGTAGTTGCTCACTTGACATCTAACGGAATATCAGTATCTCACTCAACACGAGATGCATCTTCTAAGGGCAGTGGTGGAGCAAAGGAATCATTAGAGGGTCAAACTTCGTGGTCAATAAGTGGAGAAGGTCTATTCGCAGAAGATGCGAGTTATGGCTATGAGGACTTATGGGATGCGTGGAAAGCACGTACTAAATTAACCATTACTTATAGTGATGCGGTAGTAGGTGATATAGAGTATAGTGGAGCAGCTTATATTACATCTTTAGACCGCACGGACGGGATGGAAGAAAGTGTAACTTTCTCAGTATCTCTAGAAGGCACAGGAGCTTTGTCTAAGGCTACAATATCTTAAAGTAAAACACTGGGGTAGTTCTGCTACCCCTTTTAATAAATAATTATGATAATAGAAATAAACAAAAAAAAGTACACGGTTAAAGCAGGTAACAGAGCTTTTCAAAACCTTCTATCTAGTGTGGGAATAAAAGACTTACAAGATGGTAAATTTACCTTTGATTCAATAGTACAACTCTATAAGGATAGTATTAGAGACAAAGGCAAACTAAGCACAGCAGACCTAGAGGATTGGGTAGATGAATGTCCTACGGCTGCGGAGGATATAATGGCAGAAATAAACGCCTTTAAAGCATTGTCAGCAGAAGCAAAAAAGTAGACAGCGATCCTTTCATATTCATACTAGGATTTGCTTACGGAAACATTCATATAAGCCCAATTAATATAGATGATTGGGCTATGAGTGACTTATGGATAGCCTACTTGGGCTACTGGAAGAATGAGAATTTACGCAGTAGGGTGAGCTGGGAAACATCAAGATACGTATCTTTTGTTACTTTAAAGTCAGCAGGAGACAAGAGACTAAAAAAGCCCACGGATCTAATGCGGTTTCCTTGGGAAGATATTATAAGTAAAACAACTTGGACTAAAGAGAAATTACAAGCAATGAAAAAATTAAAACCAAATTGGTTCAATGAGTAGGAGTTTATTTATAAAGTTAGGATTTGATTTAAAGGCGTTCAGTACGTCTAGTCAAAAAATTGCACGGTCACTAAAAAAGACTGGTAAGAAGATGCAGAACTTAGGTAAATCTATGTCTATGTCTTTAACCGCACCTATAGTAGCGATGGGCGGGCTGGCAGTAAAAGTGTTTGCAGACTTTGAGCAGTCAATGGCGAAGGTTCAAGCAGTAAGTGGAGCAACAGGAAAAGAGTTTGATAATCTCACAAAACTTGCAAAAGATTTAGGTATAAGCACTAGGTTTACATCTAGTGAAGTAGCAGACTTACAGTTAAACTTTGCAAAATTAGGTTTTAGCTCCTCAGAAATACAGAAGGTAACAGCGGCCACACTAGACTTAGCATTGGCAACGGGTGAAGATTTAGCATCAAGTGCGGCTATTGCGGGTGGTACGTTAAGAGGTTTTGCATTAGATGCTGACCAATTAGGTAGGGTGACTGATGTAATGGCAGCATCTTTTAGTAGTTCAGCATTAGACCTTGAAAAGTTTAGTACAGCAATGCCAAAAGTGGCGGCACTATCTGAGGCCCTTGGTATAAGTTTAGAAACTACAACCGCTCAGTTAAGTGTTTTAGCTAACTCTAACATAGATGCAAGTACATCAGGTACTATGCTTAGAAATATGTTTTTAAAAGCTACAAAAGATGGTTTTGATTTTCAGGATGCAATACAAGAAATAGCTAACTCATCTACAAAAGCGGATACTTCTTTAAAGTTCTTCGATGCGAGAGCGACTACCGTAGCCGTAACACTTGCAAAGAACATATCTAAAGTAGATGAACTAACCAAGTCCTACGAAAACTCAGGCGGTGCGGCTGCGGATATGGCGGCTATAATGGATGCCACTCTAGAGGGGTCATTATTTAAACTAAAGTCAGCAGCAGAAGGACTAGCTATATCCTTCGGTGAGGTATTAGCCCCACACATAAAAAAGATGTCTGATTTTATGGCGGCATTGGCTATAAGATTTAGTGAGTTAAACCCAGAAACTAAAGAGACTGTACTAATGGTAGCAGCATTAGTAGCAGGGATAGGGCCATTGATACTAGTCATCGGATCATTAACTGTAGCAATGGGATTCTTAGCAGCTAACCCAGTTGTATTAATGCTAACCGCTTTAGTGGCAGGAGTAGTATTAGCTGTGGCAGCTTACAGAGGTTTCCAATCTATAATAGAAAAAAGCAGGCCAGTATTTGACGGGGTGAAAACTGCGGTAGATTTAATGTCTACAGCCTATGAGGGGTTAAGTGTAGAAGTTGAAAATATTAGCAGGCTAAAAGGATTAGGGGTAACAGCATCTAAAGAAGAAATAAAAGTATCACTACTAAATACTAGGACTATAATAGGCGAAACAAACGCATTAATAAAACAAAGTTTAGAACGCAAAAAGCAACTCATAGAGCAGAAAAAAGCGGCTATGGCAACTGTGATTGCCAACACTATGGCCCCGGGCAGACAGGGCGAGTTTGTAGATGTAGAACTGGGAAGAGTTAAGACCATACAGAAAAACATAGACTTACTAGCTGATGAGATAGCAAAGCTACAGCAAAAAGGAGGAGAGGCAGTAGATGGTATAATAGACTTAGAAAAGCAGTTGTCTAGTATTGATGATGTTAAAACTACGGTTACAGTAGACGTAGTGCCAAACGTAAACGGGGAGGTTCTAAGTAATGAAATACAGAAAGCTGTAGTAGATACTTCGCTAATAATCCAAATGCCAGAGTTGGAACCTATTGAATTAAAAGTAGAGTTAGACGAAGATGCCGCAGGTAAGGCTATGAAAGATATTGAAAAATATATTCCATTAGCTGAAAAAATAGGGACTCAGATAAGCGAAACTTTAACAAACACTTTACAAAACTTAGTTACTCAGTCTGCTGCGTTAATGGGCGAGTTTTTAGGCAATGTGTTAACTGACGGAGATATGAAAGGTAAAGATTTTGGTAAAGCTTTCTTAGGTATGCTAGGTGGATTTATGAAAGAGTTTGGTACTGCTATGATAGGCATAGGAATAGCACAAGCAGGTATACAAGCCTCAATAGCAACTATGAATCCAGCGGCGGCAATAGTAGGAGGTTTAGCATTAGTGGCAGCAGGTGCAGCTTTGACTAATGTATCTAAAGCAGGCATAAGCGGAGACACTGCACCCGCACCAAACGCACCTGCACCAAACTATTCAGGCGGGGGTCAAATAGGTAGTGACTCATTTACGATGCACACACAAATTAGCGGAAGAGATATACAAATAGTAACACAAAGAGAGGACGGATTCAGAAGATGAAATATTTTGAAAGCACGCTAAAATCATTAGCAAACGTACAGTATAAAGTACAACTATATTCTAAGTCTTATGAGGGTATTAATGCAGCAGTAATAGGAGGCACAGGCAAAACTTTTTATCTAAAATACGATTGGACGGATTACCTAGAAAATGGTCAAGCATTATTCCAAACAGTAGGAAGTGGTGGTTATGACTTCGTAGTTTCATTTCTTTATAATTCTACAGAAGATCGTACAGAAGTTACTATGCTAGATGTAGTCTATGGCAGTCAAGCAGTGCTGAGGAATAACCCAGATGTAGCAGAAAGTTTTGTACCAGTATTTGCACCTAAAATAATAGACTTAAAAACTGAGTGGAAAGATATAGATGAGAATATACTATGCCCGCTTATGCCTAGCAGCACGACTTTAGATTATGCTAATGTAATAGAAGATAGCAACGATAACCCACCGAAAACAGCGTTCTTTGATAGGTTTTTAGATGACTACATAGAGGCTAATGATGATGAGTTAAGGGTAGTTATTTATAAATATGTGTCTAGTGCCTACGTCCTGCAATGGGCGGGCAATCTAGTTGCTGACTTGATAGAGTGGGAAGATGCAAGCTCACCCAGACAGTACACATTTAAAGCAATAGACGGAATACAAAGATTAAAGGATGTTGAGTATGCAGGGGATTTAGCAAGTTTAAGTCTAAAGAAAGTAATTGATATTATAAAAGATGTATTAGCACTTAATGAATTAGATCAATTCTGGGGTTCTACAGATGACTACATTTATGAGAGCATAGAGTTTAAGACTACAGATATAGCATCCATAACGGCAGCTAGTAGTCCTTTAGATTATAGTTACTTACCAGAAAACCTACTTATACCTAAAAATCAAAATGAGGGCAAGGTAGAGTTTATGAGTGGGTACGATATACTGAAAGGCATAATGCAGTTATTCAGTGCAAAAATGTATATATCAGATGGTAAGTATTGGATAACACAAGCGAGGAACTACGACACTACAGCATTTACTATTCGCAAGTTTGACAAGACAAATAACAGCTATGGAAATAGTGCATACACTCACAGCGATACAGGTCTTAGAGTTATGTCAGGCGGGACATTCAGTAATTTTTACGGTATAAAAAGGTCAATAATAACCACAGATAGCGGAGACTTAATATCAGCATCAGACCCAAGTGCTAAGTTTAACATAGAATGGGGTTACTATAACCCCGCATCATCTGTAGGCACTGCATTAGTATCAGCAAATGGGACTACAGCTTTCCCTGCTAATTTATCATATAATGTAGGAGCGGTTAAAGATGCGGTATCTAACGGCTCTACTTTTGATATAAGTTTTTTTTTAGATCCTGCATCTAGCAGGTCAGCATCAATATTTAGCATAGAAGTTAGGCTATTCATAAATGATGGAACGCAAAAATATTTAAAAGGAGGGAATGGAGTTACACCTTTTTGGGGTAATGATTCGGTAACTGCTGATAGGTACTGGACACAGACTTTTACAAGTGGGGCAAATGTAGAATTTTCTACGCCTCCTATGATTTATGATTTATCTGATTGTACGGTAGGTTTTACATTCATTGTGTCAGCACCTTCAATACCAAGCCCATTGGTAATGAATAAGGTTTATGATTTATCTAATATAAAAATTTATGTTTTAACTGATGACAATATAAATAACAATATAATATCAGTAGTAAATGCTAACACAAAATTTACTAAAGATTTAGAGTTTGAAAAGTTACTAATAAATGAGGGTACAAGTCTAGTTACCATTAATAATATAAATGTAGACGAAAACTACTTAGCAGGTGGTGGGGTGGCTACTATTCCCGTAAACTCTTGGGATGGTGATTATGACATAGACCCAACACTAGCAAAACTAAGACTTATGGATGCTATGGCTATACAGTACAGACCACTACAGAAGTATTTTGGTCAGTTTGAGGGCGATTATATGCCACATCAAAGCATACCTTATAATGATAAAGCATTCATAACTAAGCGGATTATGAAAAGCTATTTAATGGACGAAAATAACGGCGATTGGTTTGAATCTAATCTAAACACTACAGGCATAAGCCCAACTTCTACAGTAGATACTAAGGATGGTAGGGGGGTGTCAGGTCAAGGACAGCGAAAGGCTAGGACTTACATAGACAATAGAGAACAAATTGGAACGCTTACCGCCGACATATCAGCAGCTACTATTACATCTATACAGATCACACTACTTCAAAAAATTAAAAAAGGGGATTTTATATCACTTATAGATGATGTAAACGATACTACATTTGAATTTCAAGTTTCAGCAAATGCAAGTATAGGCACAGATGTCACAGTAAGTGTAGTATCTATAGCTATAGGATACGATGTGGTAGCAGGAGGTAGAATAATCAACTCATACAAAAAGCTACTTACTAGCGATGTGGTAAGAGCTAACTATTTTATGACCAACAATAGTGGTATTATTCCATCTGAGCTAGCAGATATGAAAGATGGTGAAATTAGAATAGTAGATGAGTCTATATTTACAAGAAAAGCTAACATAATTTTTGTACATACAGGCACAGTATTTACTCCATAATGGCTACTATAAAAAAAACTAACTACGAGCTAACCAAGCCATCGAATAGTTTTAAGCCTAAAGAAAAAAAATCAAACTGGCTAAGAAACCCAGAAGATGAGGCTTTTTATAATAGCAGGAAGTGGCGGGGTTTAAGTCTACGATACAAAAAGTTTCATCCAGTTTGTGAGGTAGATGAATGCACACAGTCTAGCTATTTTACGGATCACATAAATCCTATTTCAGAAGGTGGCGAGAAGTGGGAATGGGATAATTTCCAAGCACTATGTAAGTCCTGCAATGCGATAAAGACCGCAAAACAAAAAACAAAGTTTACCTAATTACCCTATTTTTTAATTCAAATTTGTAGCAATGATAGGAGCTGCAATATATGAATTACTAAACGTTACAGCCGTGACATCTTTGGTAAATGACATAAGCCCTATGATAGCACGTAATGGTATAGAAGCTCCTTACATAGTTTTTAATGAGGACGGCACACCAGAGAATTTTAAAGGCGGTTATGGGATAGTCAATTATGAACTAATTATAGACGTGTACGCAAAGAAAGGAAGGGATAACGCAGGCGGTAAAGCCTATCTACTAGAGTGCTACAATGTTATAGAGCCAATTCTAAACAGATATAAAGGCACGGTAGCTAGTGTGGTAATAGATTCTATTTATCAAGTTAGCAAGGATGTAAGGTACGACCAAATGAGCGAGGCGGCACGGCTTACAATAGAGTACAAAGTTAGAACAATAGAAAATTCACAATAAAAATATAAGAATATGAGCATAACAATAGATATAATGATGGGACTCAATGGAGGCCTATTCATTGATAACACAGTAACAGGCACAGTAGACACAAATTATAGAGCAGTTTACGCAAATGAGGACTGTGTTTTTTCAGTACTTACAGACGTAGACGATAACGATCTATTAGCAGAATGGGGTATCTCAGGAAAGACAATAGGTAAGGGGGCGATGTTAGGGAGTTCACACCATTTAGCATTAAAAACTATTACAGTTACTACGGGTTCAGTGTTGGCACTTAAAGGAGGCTCTTAATGTTTGGGTATGGTTTTAAACTTGGTATTGCCAATGGCTTAATTTCAGGCATAGGCAAAAAATTAGCAAAAGCCTATAAAACAAGGGTGATTGCTGACGGTGGAACGTATGAAAATGATGATTGCTTAGTCGCTGAATTGAACAGATTAGAGGCAATAGCAACTGTAAGTTTTTTTCTGCTTGCAGACAATGGGTTTTTACTTTTAGAAAATGGCAATAAAATAATAATATAATGGCAGATAAGAAAATATCACAATTAGATGCAGTCACAGTAGCAGCATCAGCGGATGTGTTACCTATTGTAGTCAGTGGCGTGACTAAGAAAATAAACGCACAAGATTTAAAAAAAGAAGTTTTAAGGATTGCAGACCACGTTTTAAACGTGCCTACTACTACGCAGACCATTAACCTTAGCACCACTATAAGTGTCAATGTAATTAAGGTTGCAAATCCTGGATTAACTCTTACCTTACAATTTCCTACATCCCCAGTAGAAGGGCAGGTAGTGCAATTTACTACACTTACAAATACGGTTACTTTAATTGTAGGGACTAGTGGGACTTTTAGTGTAGACCCAAGTTTTGCAGGAGCCCCAACGGCAGGATTTAAAGCAACTTACGCATATCACGATGAAGATAACACATACTATTTAATAGGATAAATATATGAGCGTATTAGACCAAGCATCATTAGTGCAAATCCCTAGCGGATATAAAGTCAGCAAGCTGTATAGCCAAGTACCTACAGACGGAACGGGTGACTTAGACTTTACACGCAGTACAACAGCCACTAGAGTCAACGAAAGCGGATTAATAGAAACTGTAGCAATCAATGTACCACGACTAGACTTTACTGGTGGAGGTTGTGGTAAGTATTTATTTGAGCCACAGAGGACTAATTTAGTAACATATTCAAATGATTTTAGTAATTCCAATTGGAATACGTTTAGAGGCTCAATAGTAAGTAATTCTTCTATAAGTCCCGATAACACAAATAATGCCAGTTTCTTTAAAGAAGATAGTACCAATAACACGCACGTATTAAGAACCATATATAATGTTACAAATGGTCTAACTTATTCTTTTTCCGTGTTTGTTAAAAAGAACTCAATAGGTAGAAACTTGCAACTTAATTGTGGGACAACTAATAATGAAGTAAATTTTAATTTGCAAAATGGTACTATTATTTCTTCCTCTTCTTCGGCTGTTGGTAATATAACTGAAATAGGTGATTATTACCGATGTGAAATTACAGCGGGTGTTACAAATGGTAATGATAATTTTGATATAAGATTACTAAATAATACGTCAGATAGTTATTTGGGTGATGGTGTTAGTGGTATAGATATTTATGGAGTCAATATTGAGCAAGGCGAATACCCCACATCATACATACCCACATCGGGCAGCACAGTAACAAGAACGGAAGACGCAAGCAGTACAAGCGGATTATCTTCTGTAATTAATTCAGAGGATGGAGTACTATATATTGATGCAATAAATGACTTAAGAAGTGGTTTGGGTTTTTTTTCTTTATCAGACGGTAGTAATAGTAATGCCGTGTCTATAAAATATTCAAGTTCCGCTATATCATTCTTTGTAGATGTAGCAGGGGCACGGCAGTATAGTGAAACTATATCATTAACTTATGGCGTAAGACACAAAATAGCTTTACAGTTCAAAAATAGCAAATTTTCTTACTACATAGATGGGGTGAAGTATGCGGAGCAGTTAAGCGGTTCTATTTTTTCTGCAAATACTTTGTCAGTTTTAAACAACTTCCAAGGTGCTGGCGGTATTAATTTTTTTAACGGCAAAATAAATGAATTATCACTTTTTAATAACCTAACGGACAGTCAACTAATAGCACTAACAACAATATGATACACCTAAGATACGAATTTAAAACACGAGCTGCAATGCTCAAAACATTGTCTAAGCATTACGCTACAGATGAGGAGGGCAAGAAGTCTTTTAAAGATGGTTCAATAGTTGAGATAGGCTTTAAACAATCATATAACGAAGAAACCGAGGTAAGCACAATTATAAGCGGTTATCTAGTTGACATTCTTTGGAATTTAGAAGAACCGCCTGAGTACAAGCAAGAAGTAACACCAAAAACACCAGACCACACATTTGCAGGGAGATGAACATACACGAACTAAAATACCATAATTATATTCTGCCATTTACTTCTCAATATAATGGTTATACACTTGTGGCGGATACTTGGGATAATATTGTTAATGACACTCCTTTATCAGTGGAAGAAATAGACTACCACGCATACTATTCAAGTCTAAGCCCATCAGATAAAGAAGTTAGTGGCTATGCAATATACAGCAACTTATACGATATACTAGAACCTACAGAGGCACAGCATAACACATACGAGATAGCATTTAGCTACCACAAGAATAGTATAATGAGATGTAAGAGAAAGAAACGACCTGCAAAATGATAGTTACTATAGCTTTAAAAATGATAGTGGATGCAGCCTTTGAACAGTTGGGGAATCCTATGAGTACTAATTGGTGTATCGCTGTACATTTTTTTGATTACCTATTCTACTCATCAGCTTGTATGCACATTTCATTTATATTTCACACACAAAAAAATTTACCTTTATTAATTTGTAATCACAGAAAGTTTTATTCGTGGCTGTTTAATTTTGCGGGCATAATATATGCAAGTTATGCAGGGGTAGAATTAAGCTATATTAATGTAGCTTTTAAAGATTATAACGTTGCAATGTTTGAAGGGAATTACGCACTAAGTCACACTTTTTTAATAGCCTTTTTTATATTTTTGTATCTACTTACAATGAAAATAAAGCGGCTAAACAAATCACTTAATTATGTATAAGAAAATGACAAAACAAGATTTTGTAACTATAGTATCTGAATGGGGGGAAACAGCTTTTTATATCTTCATAGGCGGGGGAGTCAAATTAGCATACGCATCTAGGAGTAAAGACATAAGCAAGAAAGTAGTTATAATTACATTTATCTTTGCCGCATTTGCGGGGGTTATGGTTAACCAGATAATGTGGATTAATGGGTGGGTAAAATGGAGCGGTATAGCTACAGCAGTGGCAGCACTACTAGGTGATAGCCTTGTGACTTACTTGCTAACTAATTCAAATAATATATTTCGAAGTTTTATAAATTCTGTTTTTAAAATTGATGTAAAAAAAGATGAATGATAACCAGATAGCTATAGTTATAGGCCACGACTACATAAGCAAGGGGGCTTATAGTGAATATATCAATCAATATGAATTTGATTATAATATCGGAGTTGCTCAGATCACTGGATTAGATACATACACTCATTCACCTAGTAGCTCATACACGCACAAAATGCAAAAAACATACAGGCATTTGGATAACTATTCTTTAACGCTAGAAATGCACTTTAACGCAGCGAGCGAAGGAGTTCAAGGTGTAGAGGCATTATACTATGGTGGGAATATGGAGGGCAAAAGAATAGCAGAGTTATACTGTGACTTAGTTGCCAAAGAATATGGTATAAGAAATAGAGGGGCAAAGCCTTTGAATAGTGACAAAGATAGAGGGTTCAGAGCAGTAGCAAGCGGTAAGCCTACTGGGTTAATACTAGAGCCATTCTTCGGTAGTAATTCAAAATGCAAAGCATTCAAAGACAAGGAAAGACACGCAGCCTTAATGTGTGACTTTATTAGTAAGATATAAAAAGCTTTCTATTTCGGGAGGCTTTAGTTTTTTAGTATTTTTAAATTATGATATGAGCGAAAATAAAAAAAAGTGGTTAAGTGATGACGAGGCAAAGACTATAGGTCTTAAACTTAACACTATCCCACCATTAAGAAACAAGGCACAGTATAGAATATCAGAGGAGTTATGGGATGCTGTGTTAAGCAACCGAAACCTATCAAACGAAAGGCATTTTGTTGAGACCATAAAAAAGCTAGACAAAAAAGGCAATGTTACTTCGACTACAGAGAAACTGCAAGCACAGCCTATAGAAGTACCCGAAAATTTTGAAGTTATAAAAGTATCTACATCAAAGACTACAGGTCAGCAGTGGGTACAATATGGACCAAGAAAAGTAGATGAAGAAATAAAAAACTTTGACATTAAAAAAATAATAAAGAAGTATATTAAACCTATCCAACCAAAACAATATAAAAAATTAACTAAAAGCAAGGATTTTGATAGACTAATTTTAACCGATGTTCATATAGCTATGGACACTGACAAGTATAACAACTCTATGTACGCTGTGAAGTGGGATAGGGACGAAGTAATAGCGTCAGCAGACTACGTAGTTAAGACTACTATAGAAGAGCGGGAAAGCGATCTTATAGTAATAGATGACTATGGAGATTTATTAGATGGATTTGACGGTAAGACTACGAGAGGTGGTCACGATTTGCCGCAAAATATGACTAATGAGG